TGGAGCATCAGCCCGTAGCCCACGCGGTTAATCAACCGCAGGATACTCTGAGCAGAGGGGTCTTTGTTTCCAATTATAGTGGCGGGGCGTGGCCCCTTAACCTCATCTGCGACTGCGTTGGCTATGCTGAGTAAAGTCATCGTGCAGACGTTAGCCCCACTGTCCTATAGTCCTGCTCGCAGTCGGCGGGGCTCGCGTTCCAGCCGGCGGGGACTACGCCGTCGTGAAAAACTTTCGTATACACAGTGCCATCGCCGTCTTGGTAGCCCATCGTCGGGCCATTAATGACCGGCTCGGCGGTCGCAGGGAGGCTAATTACTTGCCTAGCGGAGGTTACGGGCATGGCCGCGTCGGCCAGCCTATCCCCCTTCGGGGCGGGTGATTTTGCGCGGGAGGCTCGTGCCATCAGATAACCTCATGTAGTGAGCGGGCTGCTTCCCAGCCACCCGTTAGGATGGCTGGGTCACAGTTAGGTTATACGGCTGTGCCGCAGTTAGGCGGTTCCGCTAACACGAATGGCGCAACGCTCGTCGATGGTCTTCACACCGTAAAGCACATCAAGCCGCCACTTGCTGATGTCGTTCGTGCCGTCATAGACGGGGATGACGCGAACATTGGTCCCCTTATATGACTGCCGCGATACATCGACCGCGCCCGGAGGCGAGACCAGAGGCACCGTGACCAGCGCGAAGGCATCCCTAGTGAACATCAGGTTCTGGCCGTAGCCAGTACCGCCCGTGCCAACGACAACAATCGCGGCCCCGTCAGCAATCGTCGCACTGACAGTCTGATGGGCACCAGAGACAATCGCCGCCGGTGACATCGTGAGGGTAAGCGGACCCGTGGTCGCACCGCTGTCGAGGTTGGACCCGGAAACGACGGTGAACTGCTTGAGATGGCTCAGAGTCGCCTTCGTAATTGGGTTAACATCGAATACACCGGCGATGGTAAATACATCGCCAACGGCGACAATGCCGGTCGTGCTGTTGGTCCACCCGTCAGTGATGAGCGTCTGGGTGTTGGTGTCCTTGGACGTGGCGTAGGTCACTTCCTGCGTCGCGCCATTGGTCAGCGGGGTACCCGTATCAACGCCGACAGTGTGCGTCTTGTTGTTCTGGGACATCATTAGCTCTACGCCGCCGACCTTCCCCAGACTGCCGTCACGATACGCTGCGTTGGCCGAACGCTCGATAAACAGGCCCGTGAGATTGCCGACCATGCCCCAGTGATCCGCCGGGGTTAGCACGGCGCATCGTCCGTCAGAAGGAACCGCCATCTCGTCCAGGCGCTCCATGCCCTTCGCCAAGTCAGCGAACGAGTTGATGGTCTGGCCGGGGGTGCCGACCCATTTCGAGACGTTCGCATACTCGGCGTGGAGGTCTGCGTCGATCTGGTTGGCAAGCTGGATCATCGCCGGTTTGATAACACGCTCGGACAGTTCTTTGATGTCGAGGGTCAGTTCCTGAGAGGTGAACTGAAAGTCGATGCCTTTGCGTTTGTCCACGGACATCGTGAACTGGCCTTCGGTGCTGTCCTGAACGCTCATCACCGCGCCATTGCGGACGGTGAAGTCCATCGGACGACGGACGTTGATGCTCGCGCCGACTTCGTAGCCGTTGACGCTCTTGTTGAACTCTTCCTCATATCCGCGAAAAACCTTCTTCGCCATCACGAGGTTATTATCCAGCTGAAGCACCGCCGCCTTGGCGATGATTGAAGCTGTGAGGGTGGTATTAGCCATTGTATTGGTATCCTATTGGCATGAGTTAAAATTATGCCGAGATCAGGCCAAGATGCTTGGATAATTGCCCCAGCGACATATCGTCAGGGCTCCTTTTCGCTCCTGTCGCAGCGCCCGAAGATGCGGGTGATTTGACGGGTCTGGCCTGAGTCGGCTTTGCGAGGGACCGCTTCGCGGCCCCGGTCTGCCGGTCGAGTATCATCGCCTTGTAAGCCATGCGAGTGACCATAGGATTGAGTGCCCATTGCTCCGCCTTTGCTCGCGGCATTGCGTAGGTGTCAACCACATAATCAACCAACTCAAGATGCTTCGTAGCCGTGAAGCCCTTGATGTGCTTGTCGAGGTAAGTGCGCCCCTCTTCGATGCGCCGGGCATTGTTCTCTGCCTGCGCTTGTTCGACGGCTTGCTCTTGCTGCCCGACTCTGGCGACTGTGTCCTGAAACTCAGCCTGCTTCGCGCCGTGTAGATCCGAAAGTTGCCGCGCCCGGTCGGGGTCCGACTGCCACAGCATGTTCATATCTACCTGGGCGAGCTGCTCAAGTTCAGCTCGTAACTGCAAACCGTGAGAATAGGTTTGTAGTGCGTCACCGTTCAAAGCGTTTAGCTTTGCGACGGTAGTCTCACGAACGCCGAGTGCAGTTGCCTGCTCGGCGTTGTCCTGCTGGCCTTTGGTAAAAGTTGCCCATGTACCCTTGGTAAATTCGGCAATCTTTGTCGCCAGCTCCGGCGGCACCGAGTCCTTCGGCACCTCCAGCTTATTACCGCCGAAGTCAAACTCGATAATCTCGGCGGTCTCAGCTTCTTCTGCGTCTTCTTCGGCAGATTCGCCCTCGTCGGTTTCGGCTGCTTCGCCTTCGTCGTCTGGGGTGTCTCCATCATCGCCCGTGTCTGCCTCCTGCGTCTCAGCAGGGACTTCCTCTGCGGCGGCGGCTTCTACAGCGTCGTCCAGAGAAGTGATTTCGGCGTCATTAGTGACAATGTCGATGGGGTTGTGTGCGACTACGTTTTCTTGAACGTCGGTCTGCGCTGCTTCTTCCATGTGACTTTTCTCCTATGAATATAATCCTATATACTAAAAACGCCCTGTGTGCCATACTATTTTTTACGGCATTTGATCTTCAGATTGTGCGCCGTGGCATTCCGCCAGAAGCACTAAAGAGAGGAGACCCCCATGACTTGGCGACATTACGGCGACTACAAACGCGAGATGGAGCGGAAAGGCATAGAAGTGCCTGACCTCCCCCCCTGCCAGAAATGCCAGACTGAGATGTTCTTCATAGAGGAGCGCCGTCTTCTTCGGGTAGCTCTTGGCCCAGACCTAGTGCCAGAAGGGCCACCGCCGGTAATCCTGCCGAACCATACTTGCTCACGTGATCAACCAGACCACGAAGCTTCTTCTCTCCGACTATATTGAGGAGCTTGACGTAGTCGTCGCGCTCGGTCTCGCCCAGCTTCTTCGACCACCTGTGGTATCGGTCGAGGTTAGCTTGGGCCTTGAGTTGGATGCCGTGGCTGTCTAGCATCTTCTCGTAGACAGCCGGGGCATCCTTCTTCACTTTCGCCACCAGATTGAGTACCTTGTCGGTCATCTTACCCTTGCCTGGTGTCCTCATCTCCTTCGACAGATCAATGTAATCTGATTGCCATGAGCCACGCCTGACGGGGGCGTCCCCGACAATCTCTCGAAGGTCCGCCCTCAGTGCGCCCTCAGTCTTATTCATCCCCCTAGATGTCTTCACAAAATCTGACTTGGGGTTGAAGTTGTCAGAATGCGCCATCACCATGCCGCCCTCTGTGTTAGACACAATCCCCATGTCGTGCTTGTTCGCGGTCGTAAGCATGCGCTGTAAATCTGTCTGGCCCAGTGTGCCGCTCTGTATATCGTATGCCGTGCGCGGGCCTGCTCCGGGGAATACGGCGTTGAACGTGGACCCCTCCTGCATATCCAAAAGACCGCGCAGACCAGTCTGCGCCCTTAGGGGAGACTCGGCATATGCGGGGATTGATTTGACCCCCTTGACGTCATCCATGGGCACCATCGTCTTGCTGATCTCGACCGGGTTGTATTCCATTTTGCCAAGACTGTTTTTATACGCCCCTAATGCGTTCTCTCCGGGTGGGAGGAATGTGTCATATGGTGAGGACGCGTCCTGACCCGGCCCTCTATTCGTCTGCCTCAGCCACGGAGCCTCCTTGCTGAACTGGATCTTCTCGGCGTCTGTCATGCCCTTCAGGATACCGGAGGCCTCGCCCGGCACCTGCTCAGAGGGCATACTTACCGTGTGCTTGTGGGCGTACTCACCGTAGGCCTTCTTGGCCTCCTCGATGCCTTCCTGCAAGGACGTGCCTTTCTTCGCTGCCAACTGGCGACCTTTGCCCGTCACCCACGCCGCTGCCTGCACCCTGCCGGGTGTCCAGTCACTGCGCCCGCCCAGCTTGAGGGTGTTTGCCCGCTCGACGGCCAGCACGGTTTCATAGTCCAAGAACTTGT